GTGGTGTGGCAACTTTTGTTGGCGCAGGTCTAGTTCTGTCGTAGTCAGTCAAGGTGAGTCAAGGAGAATAAAAATGCCTTTTACAAAAGGTTCGCGCCCTTCTGGGCTAGTCAGTATCGATGTCAAAACGATCCACGCACGCCTGTCGAAGTTGTCGATCGGCGAGTCCGTCACTTACGACGAACTGGCGCTGCTAATCGGGCGGGAGGTACGCTCCGGCGGCTCTGCTGCCTGGGTGCTCCAGCGCGCCCGCCACATGTGCCTGTACGCGGACGGGATCGTCATCGGGACGCTTCCTAAGATCGGCGTCAAGCGGCTCTCGGACGCCGAGATTGTAGACGCCGGTCAGGACATCGTCTCGCGCGTCCACAATATGACCGTCACCGGCATGCGGCGGCTGTCGGCGATCAAGTCCTACGACGCACTGACTGGCGACCGAAAGGTCAAATTCAACACCTACACCAGCCTATGCGGTACGCTCAGTCACTTCACGCGCGCTAAGCAGATCGAAGCTGTCAGCAAAGCCGCCGAAAAGAGCGGTGGACAACTACCGCTACAGCGAATGTTGGAAGCCTTTCAGGACAAATAGATTTCGTGGTGCGTTGACACGGGTTTAGGCGGGGTTTGGCAACTTGCGTCTCGTCGTGTCGTCTTATGGCTCAGTAACGCGGGGTAAGTCAAGGCAAGGAATAATTATGACGATGAAGAAATTGATCGCGATAGTTCGAGAGAAAGAATGCCTGCGCTGCGGTCACAGGTGGCTGCCACGCAAACTTAAGCGACCGGCCACGTGCCCGTCGTGTCACTCGCCGCTCTGGGATGAGGTCCGAACAGAAAAACCGAAGGCCGCCCCGTAATTCACAATTTACCGGTTCGTTCTCCACGGCCCGTTCGGACATCCTTCCTGCCGCGCGCCCCGAGCCCTTCATCGCGCTCTTTTTTAAGCTGGTCAAGGATGGCTTGCGGGTTCGGCAATTCCAGCAACTGATACAAATTTAGAAGTGGAAACAGGTCCTTTGACGCCATGCCGATGGCGACCTGCTTGTTGCGCTCCTTCTGCCCGCCGTGCAGACTGCCGGGCGAGACCATGATCGAAAAATTACGCCAATGATCCTCTTTAGGCACTCCCTCCGGCAGCATGTTCGGGCCGTCGTAATTATAATCCTGAAGTGTTTGACCTGCATCTCCCAACATCATCAATCTGATCGGCAGTTCATAAAATTGAAAAGTGTTGCTCATCGCCTGCACGCCAGCGTCCCGTAGGAATGCTTCTAGGTAGCGGCCTTCGAGCCGACCGCCAGCACTCTGCGAGTCGCGCATCGATTCGATTGAGTCGCTGCCTGGAAGCTGTTTTTTCTTCGACAATGCCCCCGTGTCGATTTGCCCAGACAGCCGGTCGAATTCGACGCTGAGGTGCTGGAGTAACTGGAAGACATAAGCCGGAATCTCAGGCGGCGGCATGTATCGCAGATCGTTTATGTTCGCGTTCGGGCCGAGGTACAGCTTCTGTCCGGGCAGGTCGGGAAAGAATTCCTTCCATGAAGCCTGCGGTACCGCGCCGGATTTCGTCAGCGACGTCGGGTTCAACGCCCGTTTGACCATGTCCAAAATACCCGCGACGATCTCGTTGATCGCCGTGTTGATCGGCAGCAGGTCGCGATATTTGCTGAGGCCCCAGAAAGACCACGGTACCGGGTTCAGTCGCAGACATGCGAACGGGTACAATCCCGACCATGCCCACGAAGGCCCGTCGTACATCAGCCGTCTGCCAGCGAATATCAGGAGCCGCTTGCGCGGGTACAGCCGCTCGCCTGGGCGCACCCAGTACCACCAGTTATGCTGCTCCAGGCTGAGGTACGGATGCCGCATCAGGACTGGATTCTTGGACTCGTTTATCTGCGGGTCGTCCACGTAGAATTCTTGCAGCTCGACGGATCTGAAGATGCTGCTGCGGGCCTCGGCTGTCGTGTCTACTTTCACCCCCACAACGCGGCGCATCTGCGGCGACATGCCGTTCCACGTGTACTCGTCTAAGTAGCTCGGGCGGCTGTACTGCCCCGGCCCGCCGACAAGCTGGTCGATGTCTTCCAGTTCCCTGTCAAGTCCGCTGGAGCGCCACGGGAATTTGTTGCGGAACCACGCGAGCGATTTCCATGTCCGGTACAGCACTGCGCTGGACTGCTGGATGTGGAACCCCGGCTGGATCGGCATCACATTGTCTGGGCCGCATGGGACCACCTGCATGTACCCAGGCGTTGCCGCTCCAATTTTCCAGAATCCGGTCCCCATCAGACGGGCTATGTCCGCAACAGAAACAAGCGCGAGATCCATGTCGTTCCGCATCCACTCGTAGCGGATCACGTTCTGCACGACCTGCGTCTGCTGCTTGTAAGCGTCGATCTGCGTCGTTACATCGATTGTCGGGCGGGTGTCTGTCAGGGATGCAAGGTCTGCGATGCGACAGTTCTCAAGCCGGTTGTCGAAGAAGCTGGACTTGTACTTAGGACGCCGCTTGTCCCACCACTGCCCCGAGAGGCAGTTGATGTAGCGCTGGATCGCGTTGGCTTCAGGGTTGAGGGACGCGGTTTGATAGGCTTCCTGCTTGGTCGATTCTCTCCAGCGCTGAACCTGTTGATAATATTTGTCTTGGGCGTCGGACGCCTCCGACTGCATGTAGGTCGGACCACGACCTTGGTCTAGTGCGTCTTTGGAGTATATTTCTCCCGCTGGCAAGTAATCCACGATTCTAAGAATCGGGTTAGTTTGGAGGGAACGGAATTATGTGATTTATATACTTGACTTACTCAGATACGAGAATAGCCTTCCTCGAATGCTTGCGCCGGAGAGAAAGACTTGTAGCCGTCTTCGTAGACGACATAGTATCCGCCGACCTGCGGATTGTGTTTTGAAACGAACTCCGGACTGACCGTAAAGGGTCCGAAGTGCCCTTCGGGAACGATTACAGCCCCGAAGTCGCTAAGAATGCGATCAAATTCTTCACTCGTTGGCTTTTCCGCTAGGACTATTTCCTTGATCTTCAGCGCCCAAACCTTCTTGTGGCAACGATAGGTCGGCATCGGCGTGGCCGTGTCATCGTTCGCCTTCATCTGTTCCGCCAGTTCCTGTAGTCTGCTCATTTTTCACCTCAGTTTTGTAGGGGCAATAGTCACGCGGAGATCCAAAATGCAACCCTCCGCAGTTGGGACAACTTGGTTGCGGCTCGCACTGTGTTTTCTTCTTCATCCGTCAACCGGAGGAGTCAAGTATATAACTCCCGGAATTATAGTGTCTTAAGAAGTTCTGCGAATGCAGCCTCTCTAGCCAAATCGTCGTTCTTGTAGATTCCGCCGACGTATAGCGAGGTCTCAGTCTTGAAGCTATTGTGGGACTCTCCGATGCGGCATTCCTTAATTGTGAGTTCCAGTTTAATTCCATCAACGGTGTCCCGCAAGAAGATGTTTCGATATTTTTCTTCTCTTGGTTGTGGCAACGCTAGTCCCTTTTCGCGGGTCAACGTGGCTATCCAGTATGGCCCACGAATATCTTCGGTTAGTACGAAATCCCTAGACCTCCATTGCAACTCCCAATTGCCTTTTAGTTGTTTGTCTGGTATCGCAGTCATACCCACTGTCCCCTCGCGCCTCTTTGCTCGTGACTCGCGGCCATCCCGCTGTCTGTGCCGCTCATGTGCGGATTTAGATCCGTCGGATCTTCGAGTCCCTCAGCGCGGATGAATTCGCGCTGCTCTTGACGATTTCGGACAAGTACCGGCTCTGGTATCGGCTGCCCCGTATTCTTGTCGATGCCTAGCCTGCTGCTGCGAATTCTGTAAGCCACGTGGCCGCCATCCTTGTCATTTTTCTGCTCCACGCTGTTGTCGTCAAAACGCGAGAGCGAGCCGGTCCATATCGCCGAAAATCTTGAGATCAACCGCACGGTCTGCTGCCCGCATTCGCAGATTGGGTCGGGCTTGTCTGCTGTGTGCGCGTACCATTCAAAGTCTGCCTGGAAGCGCTCGCAGGTCGGGTTATCACACTGGGATTCAAAGATGGGGATAGCACACCTCTAACGTCTAGATCCAGACGTTACGCCGCGACCGTCTCTCTCTTCGCCGCTTCCGTCACGTCCGCTCCGCTGGGTCTCGGCTTGCCAGTCTCTCTCTGCCAGTATGAGAGGTCCGCGTTAGTGAAGAATATCGGCGGATTGTCTGGCACCATCCCGTAGATCCAGTTGTTCTCGAAGCCGATCGCAACCGCGTCTGTTAATAGCTGATCGACCGTGCGCCCGGTCTCGACAGCCTTCTGCTCCAGCGGCTCTTTCCAGATTGGATCGACCGTGACCTTGTGGACGAATGAGTTTTCCTCCATGTCGTTTGCGGCCTGCACCGCAGCAACAATGTCCGCGCCGCGATTGATCTCCTTGCCGGTGACCTTCTCGATGTTGCGTACCTGATCCGGCGAGAGCACCATGCCGCCCGTAGCGATATTCTCCAGCAGGACCTCGGCCTTGCCTGCCAGCGTGCGCTCGACGGGCTGATCCTTAACGGTCGCCGCAAGAACGTCGTATGTCCGTTGCGTCAAAGTCAGAGTAATGGGTATCTTATCGGCTGCCATAAAAGTTATGTTACTCCTACAGCATCTCGTAGTCAACGGCCCCGCCGGTCACGCCGCGCTCAGGCTGCCAAGCCGTCGCTTCTGCCCAGGCTTGGTTGATGAAGTCCTCGTCTGGCCTGACGTTTGGATTGCGAACAGACTCGATTGTCAGAGCGTTGCACTTTGGGCACGCCTTGAACTTGTCGGGGTCTTTCTCGTCTTGCAGGCTGTCGGCCCACCACTGGTGCCCGCAGCGCAGGCAGTGAACGTCCAGCTTTGCGTTCGTCTCGTTCAGATCGTTGCTCACCGGGATACCGCCTAGGTTGTCGTTCCAATCTGCTTCGTGCGCGGTATAGAGAGCAATTTGGCAACTCATCAGCTCGTCATCCGGCTCATTGTTGTCACCCCCAGCCATCGTCGCGTCGTCAGAGTCTTTCACGAAGTTTTTCATTTCTTCGACTAGGTTGCGGCTCCGCACATAAAATAGCTGCGATTGGAGCCACTTCTTAAATGTCTGCCAAAGTCTGGGCCGTGAAGAAAGGTTCGTCCACCATCCAAGTTTTTGCGAGAGCACATTCATGGAGTCCAGATGTTTCCAGCGGTATATGTTGGAATACTGAAATTGCATTCGCAAGTGGCCCAGACAAATATCATAACGATTTGCCTCTATCGACATCAAAGCCTCATTGTAAAGCATTCCAAGATGGTACAGGTGTTGCGCGAAACTGATCGGGTCAACGGTGTTACTTCGCCAAACAGCAACTTGATAATCCGCCCCACCGGTCAAACTGTATCGAATTACACACCCAACACTATATGCACTTCTTCCACCAAGTCCCTCCGCTACATCGGCCCCACAACAATAGGTAAATTCTTTCTTCGGCCATTCATAGATGTCTAATGGCATGTCGTCGTACTCGTGATTAACCTCGCAACCTTCCGCGACACACTTACGCCCTCCCGTGTAGATCTTTTGTCCCCATTCACTGAAGTCATCTTTGCGAGTAATGTAGCCGTGCAACACGCCGCCATTGTCGAAGAATCCGCAAAAGATTGGGTGCTTGACGTTAGCGGCGGCCCACTCTTGCGCCTGTAAACCAAAGACTTGATAACCACTTACCTGGAAACTTTCTTCAGCGGTGAGGCACTGTTCTTGCTTAAGCTTCTTTAACGAATCATCGTCCACCTCGGCGGTTTTGCGCCGATGCTCCATCCACTTCAACTGTCTGTCGGTTAGGTCGTATGGGTGTAGCGTGCCAACACTGCACGTTGGGCACGCCTCGTCAGATCGGTCGAGCTTTACAACGAAGCGGTAATGATACTGCTTGCAGTTTTCGTTGTCACACTTTAACCAATCTTCTCTGGCCCTGTCTCGCATTCTGATTTCTGCTGGCTCTGGTATCCATGCCGGAGTAAGTTGGCGAACATGTGTTGCGTCAAAGAACCATGGTAGAAACAAAGGGAACCACTCTGCTTCTACGCCGCGTTCAACATTTTTCTTCCAAAGATGATGTGCGTATCTGTTAGCACCCTTGGCAGTGGATTCCAAGATAGCAAACGTATCAGCGCTCTCCACGAGCGCGTTAACCATGTCTTCCCCGATGATTTCTTTTGCTTTGGCGTCCGGCCAATCCGCGAACTCACTCGCGTGAACAGCACCAAGCCTAATACCTTGGCCGACGCCGGTCACCGCGTTTGCCCCCTTGACGTAGATGTGACTGTTCAGTCCAGGGTCGTAAGCTCGCGCAGCCGGATCTCTGTTTTCGAAGAACAGTCCTTTGTCACCCTGTCTGCTGGAGCATTCTGGTTTCATCCACCACGGCATGCGGTCGTAGATGAACAGCATGATCGGGAAGAGCACTTCAGATGCGTGATCTCTGTCGTAAGAAACCACGAGCGCATTGACGTTCGCAAAAAACATCGTGCGCCAAGCCACCAACGCCTCGATCAAAGTTGAGCAACCCAATTGACGAGATTTTATTATAATCAGCTTTTGCGCCATCCCTTTGGCGCGCAATTCCATGATTTTCTCCAGGATGAGTTCCTGAGATGGCCACAGCGAGAACAACTGGTCCTCGCGGTCTTTGTTGGAGATCCAGAAATAGTTCCTGGCCGCGTAGATGAAGTCTTTACGGCAGCGGTCTAGCTCACTAAGAATGGCCCGCTGTTCGGCAGCGGTTAGGACATTCGGCTGCTCGAATTTGTCTTCGGCGTTGAGGTGTTCGATTAACTGCGCGACCTCGCGGTCCTGCTTCCAGCGTGTAACCATGATTTAGTCCGGTGAGATTTCAATGATGTTTGAAGCCGCGCTTTTGTCGCGTGCCTCCAATGCCCGAACGATTTTCTCGAAGCTAAACCGCTCACCATTGTCGTTCTGGTTCGCCTGGATGATGTTGTTCTGGATGCTGAAGCCGGAGTCCTTTATCAGTCCTGTGATTCTCGCCATGAGAGCAAGCGCCTGTGTGTTCCCATCCATGCACCGCTTTCGCAGCGACGGCCAGAACGCCTCGTAGTTCATCTCCAGGTTTTGCAGGTATTGTTTCTGCTGGTACGACGCCAGACGGCGCTTCGTGATCTTTGCTGGCGGCTTGGCAGCCACAGGCTCTGCTAGGGCCACAGCCACGATAGGCTCAGGCTTAGAAGGTTCAGACGGAGCGGGTGGAGGCGGAGGAACTACTTGGAGTTCGGTCTTTTTCTTGCGGGCCATAGCGTAGGGACAGTGCCCCTACGCCTGTTAAATCGGGATAGTTTTTGTCAGCCGTTATCCGCCGCGCTGCGAGCGGAACTGGTTTCCGAGGGCGAACCTAGGATCGTTGCTGGACTTCTTGACGGTCTCGACCCAATTACTTAGGTCTGCTCCGCTTTGATCCTTGTCTG